AGGAACTAATCCTTAATATCATTAAACTGGTGGTCAATAAACCTCATCAAATATTGGTGGGGTTTTTTCTTTACGCTACAATAAAACTAAATTACTTTATTAATCGTGGCAGCTACCATAAATGCAACTGTTAAAGGAGAAAATGCTAATAGCTATGTCACATTGACAGAAGCTAACGACTATTTTGATACTTCTCCAGATTCTTCTACTTGGACAAATAAAACAGATGATCAGAAAAAAAGAGCATTAATATCAGCTACAAGATGGATTGATACTTTTGTTTTTTATGGAGATAGATGTGATGATGGGCAAGCATTAAAGTTTCCAAGAAATAATTATCAAGTAGATGGTGTTGAACTGGCTTGTTCTAAGATTCCAAATAATATTAAATATGCACAATATGAATTAGCTAGAGCTTTGGCAAATGATACTGATGCGATTACAGGCACTACTGGAAAAGAAGGAAATATTTCTGAAGCAAAGTTAGGAGATTTAGAAGTTAAATTTAATACTACTACTCAAAATACTGGTTCTGTTAATAATATTATGGATGTTTACCCTTGGCTACAAAGTTATCTTGGAGCTTATATGCTAGGTGGAGCAGGGTCTTATCAAGTAAGGGTAGTTAGAGGATAATATGTCATTTATAGACAATACTTTTAAGAGCTTACCAGAACAACTGTTAGGAACTTTTGGTAATAAAGAGTTAGGAACATATTATCCAAAAGTTAAAGATAGTATCCAATATGCAGAAGATGGAGTGAATAAAGTAGGAAGAATAATTAGTATTAATACATCTAGAGGGGATAATCCTATTTTGCATACAGTTATAGTGAGGCCACAATAAATGGCAAAATCAAGAAACGAGTTACCAGAATTAGAGGTAGAGCTTACTAATTTTACTGCTGCGATTGTAAATAAAGGAATGGGAGGTGCAGCCGAAAGAACAGTAAGGACGTTACAGCTTCTTGGACCATCATGGACAGGTTTATATTCAAATTCATGGCAAATAAAAATATCAGACAAAAAATCTACAGGAACTAGAAGAAGAGGCGAAGCTAAACCTATAAAAAGTCCAAAAATAAATGCAAGAAACTTAAAAGGAAATAAATCAGCTAAATGTTCAATAGTGAATTTAGCTAGAAGCAGAGGTTATGCACAAGATGAAAGACTAGGTAGGTTTAGAAGGGGAATAGTTGGAGGCAAAAATGTAGGGAATAAACCTTTTACACAGCAAGGTCAAGCAAATTTAAGATTTGAAGATACAAGCAGATTAAAAGAAGGTTATCGAGGAGATATTGGTGGTAAACCTGGTGGTTTTTCTAGTGCTACTGCTCCATTAGATTGGTTTAAAACTTACACGGCTGGAGGAAGATTTAAAGCTGATGTTGCTTTGGAAGTTAATAATGCAATTAACAAAGTAAAATTAAAGAGTAAGAAATTAAAATGAACTATCAAGGAATTAGATCAAAATTTGAAGCACCAATCAAAACAGCTTATGCAGCATTATCTCCTGCCGTTCCAGTATTTTTTGATAATTTTGGTGATGTAACATCGGATGCTGACAGTGAATTTGTTTATGTAAATATTCAATTTGGAGTTACAACTCAACCAGGATTGACTGCACAATTCGATCAGATTCAAGGTATTGTGACTGTTCGAGCGTTTGCTGAAAAAGATAAAGGGCCAGCTAGAAGTCAAACTTTAATAAATACTGCATTTACAAGCTTACAAACAATAAATAATACAGGGCAGCCTACAAGTGGCATTTATGTAAGAACTGGAGAGATAACTGGCCCTACTTTTGAAGATGATAGACCTTTCTTTGTATCAACAATCGAAACAAATTTTCAAGCTACAGTAATTTCTTGAAACCTTAGAATTATTAATCATGGCTACAGTTCTATCGGGTACTTCGGGAGCGTTATATTATTCTCCTGCTGGTACAAGTGCAACAACTCTTACAGCATCAGCTTTTCCTTCATCAGGGGCAAACATAACTGTTGGATCTCAGTTGGGTTACAGAGTAAATGACACAGTAACACTTGCATATCCAGCAGGATCTACAGTTACCAACTGTATTGCAGCAGGGGATCATTTTGTAAAAACTTATGATGCTTCAACTGGTGTTATGACTCTTTCTGCAACAGCAGGAGGAGCAGCTTTAACAGCTTCAGCATCTCCAACTTTTGTTGCTGGAACATTTGCAAGCATTACATTCACAGAACCATTAGTTGTTGGATCTGTAAGAGAATGGAGTTTTGAAATAACCAGAGCAGAAATTGACGTAACAAGTATTGGTCAAACTGTTACTCAAACTGCACCATTTAGAACATTCATCTCAGGTTTTGCTGATGGTAGTGGCTCTGCGAGTGTTTACTCAACAGATGATGACACACTTCTATCCAGTAGAATGGTTGAAGACGTTATCCAACGTCAGCAAGCTGGTGCAAAGGTTAGATTGTATATTGATCGTCAGATGAGTGGTGCTAACGTAGATCAAAATGCAAGTAGATCAATTTTGGCGGATATTATTCTTACTTCTGCGAGTTTCAACGTAAACCCAGATGACGGACAGGTTGTAGAGATAGCCTTTAGACCTAGTGCTGCTCCTACATTTGACTTATCTAAATCAGCTTAATTAAATTAGCATAACTTAACGAACCTCAGTTTATCTGGGGTTTTTTCATGTTTTGCATTAGAATATCAATATATTAATTTTATTTTATGGCAAGCAATTTATCAGCACTGGATCGTTTAAGACAAGCTGCAAATCTCGAACCAAAAAAGAAAGAAGTTGTATTATCTGATGGTTCTATTTTTGAAATGTATGTAAGTCCATTAACAATGGCAGAGAGAGAAAGAGCACAAAGACAGGCTAAAAGTGATGATGCCAATGCTTTTGCTTTGCAATTACTACTTTCTAAAGCACAAGATGAAAATGGTAGAAAACTTTTTAATGCAGGAGAGATTGATGTATTAAAAAATGAAGTAAAAGATAGTGATTTACAAAGTTTGATGCTTGCTGTTATTAATTCAGACGAGGAAGCACCCGACCCAAAGAACTAGCTGACCAACTGAAGAGAGATAATCTCATGATGTTACAGTTTGGTGTGGCAAAAGAATTAGGGAAAAGTCTTGTGGAAGTTAGAAACATGACTATGGAAGAACTTGTTGGTTGGAGTGCTTATTTTTTTATAATCAATGAAGAACAAGAAAAAGCATTTGAAAAAGCAAAACGTAGGAGATAAGCTAGAATAAAGTAACCTTTTATTGTTTTGTTGTGGCCCAAAGAACGAAGGCAAGTATAGAAATAGATGTAAAAGGTCTTAAGGCTGTAAATGATTTATTAAGTAAATTAAACTCCATTGATAGTAAAGTAAATAAAATAAACAGAGCCTCTGGAGGTAAAGGAGGTAAAGATGATTTTGCTGAAATACAAAAAGTTAGAAATCAAATTAGTAGAATAGAAACAAAGTCATTAAGAATAAGAAATCAATTAGTAGGTTTAAATGAAAAAGATAGAAAAGTTTCAGCGATAAAAGGTCGTTTAACAAGAGCAGAAAATAAAGCTAAAAAAGGTCAATTAGATGTTGCAAATAGAGAATTAGCTATTGCTGAAAAATTGTTAGCAAAACAAAAATTAAGTACGGCAGAAATTGTTAAACAAAATAAAGCAAGTGCAAGGATGACCGCTATAAGACAAGGAAATTTTGCAGGGTCAGGGCCAGGAGTATTTGGCCCACAACCTAGACCATCTTTTGCTCAAAGTATTGGAATTAAACGAGGATTTGATTTCCAAAGTGCAGCGATTAGTGGTGCGTTTCCTCTGTTATTTGGTCAAGGGCCAGTGGGAGCATTAGCTGGTGGTGTTGGTGGTGGTGTTGGTGGAATGTTTGGCGGTATGGGTGGTTTTGCAGGAGGTATTGCAGCCACAGCAGTCGTTCAGCAAATAACTACCCTTACACAAGAAATAGGAAAACTTGGTAATACTTTAGCTAGACCTACAGAAAATATAGGAACTCTTGTTGAAAAATTAGGCTTGGCTAATGATCCAGCAGGAAAATTAGCTTTAAGATTAGAAAAATTAGGTTTAGTGTCATCTGCATCCTCTCTGTTAATAGAGAAGTTTACCGAGCAAACAGGTAAAAGTCCTGAAGCACTTCAAAAGGCTACTAAAGAGATAAATGAAATGAATAAACAGTTAGCTACTTTAACACTTAAGTTTCAACTATTTGCAGCAGAAGCGTTAACACCCATTATTAGCTTACTTAATAAAGTACCTTATGACCAGTTAGTTAAATTAGCTCAATTTCGGTTAAATATGAGTGGTGCTGGTGCAGGAGCAGCTTTAAGTAGACAAGCCTCTAAACTCGGAAATGTGGATTTTGGTTCTGGTAAAGGTAGATTATTTAGACCAAGAGGTATGTCTAATATTCCTGCTGTTGAAGGTAATGCAGTAATTGGTGGAGTACCACTTAATCCTAATTTTGGTAAAACTTCCGCACAGGTTGGCAAAATTTCTGCTTTGGAGGCTTTAGCTAATGAAGCAGACTTTAACAAAAATATAAGACCTTTAAAACAGGCTTTAGAAATTGAACAAAAGCGTTTAACTCTGAGTGCTTCAGATTTAAACTTATTACAAGAAAAATTTAAATTAACTAATCTTCAAAATGA